TGTCGAGTGCTGAATTTTCTTTTGAAAGCTGGAAGGAGGTCGCTTGATATGATGGAAAATCTATTGAGATACGATAACGAAAAAAGATATACGTTTATCGATCTAGAAACTGAAAACCTTTGTTTGAATTTTTGTCACAATAGACCTTGGCAATGTGGCATGATAAAAGTCAAGGGTAATCAAATAATTGAGTCTTCAGACACATATATCAAATGGGAAAAACCAATAGACATAAGCAAAGAGGCAGCCGTAATTACAAGATTTGATGTATTAAAATATAATCGCATAGCAAAGCCTCAAGAAGAAGTTTTTGCTAAAATGCAAGATTGGCTCGAAAATTGTGATTACATTGTCGGCCACAATGTTTTAAATTTTGATATTTATTTAATTCGCGATTACTTTAAACTAAATAAAAAACCATGGAAGCATTTAGTTAAAAAAGTAATAGACACAAATTGTCTAGCAAAAGGAATTAAATATGAAATTCCATTTACAACTGGTTCTTGTTTAACAGAATATCAATATCGAATCTTAAATGAACGCCGCAAAGGTGTTAAAACTAATTTAACTAGTCTAGGTAAAGACTATGATATTGAACATGATTATGAAACTTTACATGATGCTTTAAACGACCTTCACTTAAATATAAAAATCTGGAATAAACTTAAATTTCAAATTGCAATATGACATTTACAGAAAATTTTGAGAAGTATGATCTTGGGCTTCACGGCTTAAGGATGCCAGTCTTTGAAATCGATCAAAGGCACAAAGATCGCTTGAAACTAGACTCTTCTGTTTCGAATTTTGATTTCTTAAGAGCTTTAGCTTTAGAAGGATTCAAGAAGCTTAATTTAGATAAGAAGTCAGACCTCCATAAAAAATATATCGAAAGAGCTAGATATGAATTAGATATTTTAAAAGAGTTAGAGTTTATTGATTATATTATTCTAATCTGGGACGTAATTAATTATTGTAGAGAAAACAATATACCAACTGGACCGGGAAGAGGTTCGTGCGCTGGGTCTTTGATTCTGTTTTTAGTTGATGTTACTAAAATAGATCCAATTAAATATGAACTTTATTTCGAGCGTTTTATTTCAAAAGCGCGAGCTAAGAAGACAGTTATCGAAGGAATAACTTATTTTGACGGCTCATTATTCCCTGATGTTGATCTAGATATTTGTTATTATAATAGACATAAAGTAATATCTTATCTTGAAGAAAAGTTTAAAGGAAAGACTTCGAAAATTTTAACTTTAAACACTTTAAGCTCAAAACTTTGCATCAAAGAATGTGGCAAAGTAATTGGAGAAAAGCAAGAAGCAGAAATGAACGATGTTTCTTCTTTTATTCCGAAATTATTCGGCCAAGTAAAAAGCCTCAAAGAAGCTATCGCTGAGAACCCTAAATTCGCAGAGTGGTGCGAGAAAAATCCTGAAATTGTTAAGATAGCTTTAAAGCTCGAAAGCCTTAATAAAAACAAAGGAGTTCATCCTTCAGGTCTTTTGCTTTCGTATGCCGCATTGGAAGAGTCTTGCCCTATCGAGTTATCTTCTGATAAACAAAATATTTCTAGCTATGACATGAATAATGTTACAGCTTATAATATTAAACTTGATCTTCTTGGGTTAAGAGGAGTTTCTGTAGTAGATGACGTTTGTAAATCTTTAGGTATTAGATACGAAGATATAAATGTTAATCATGAATTTATTTATCAACAGCTACAAGATTTCAAAAATCCCCATGGGCTATTTCAAATTGAAGCAGAAACAAACTTCAAAGTCTGTCAAAAAGTAAAACCTAAAAACTTAGAGCAATTAAGTGGCGTGCTGGCGCTAGCTCGACCCGGGGCATTACAGTTTATCGATAAATATGCGAACTACACTAATAACAATCATTATGAAAGTATTCATCCTTTCTTTGACGATATTCTTGGCGTTACTGGAGGTGTATGTCTTTATCAAGAGCAATTGATGAAGATGGTTAGCAAGGTGGGCTTTTCTCTTGATGAAGCAGAAATCGTCCGCCGTTGCGTTGGCAAAAAGAAAGTTGAGGAGATGAAAGAATGGGAGCAAAAAATTAAAGACAAGATCTCCCAACAAAAACTCGACCCTAAAATCGGCGAAGTGCTTTGGAGAATTGCAAACGACTCAGCTAATTATCAATTCAATAAATCCCATTCAGTTGCTTATGCAGCTTTGGCTGCTATTTCTATTTATCTTAAGTTCAAGTATCCGCAACAATTTTTCTTGTCATTACTTAAGATGACTAAACATGAGCCAGATCCAATCGGAGAAATTTCAAAGATTGAAAAAGAATTGGATTACTTTAAAATTAAACTATTACCGCCTCATTTGATTAAATCAAAAGAAGAATTTTCAATTGAAGAAAATGACATAAGATTTGGCCTTCTGTCTGTAAAAGGTATTAGTGAGAAAACTATTACTGCAGTTAATCAGTTCAGAGGAGAGTTCAAAAACAAATTTGACATCTTTGAAACGGCTTCTCAAGTAAGTTTAAATATCGGCGTACTATGTTCACTAATTCAAGCTGGTGCATTAGACGGCAGCTTTAAACAGTCAAGAAGCAAGCTAGTTTATGAAGCGCAGCTGTGGAACATTCTAACAGCAAGAGAAAAAGTAAAAGCTAAATTACTTGGTGAAACTTATGAATATGATTTAGTTAAAATACTATTACATTTAAAAGAATCTAATGACGAAAATGGTAAGCCTTATATTAAAGAGTCACGATTAGAAACTTTAAGAACTAAAGCTCATCCATACAAAGAAATTTATCAAATCAATAGCAAATCAGAAAGTTTCGCTAATTGGTTTTATGAAAATTCTATTATCGGCTACAGCGTAAAAAATAAATTACGAGACGTATTTATATCAAAGAAAGACGATTTAGTATTTATTAAAGACATTAGTGAATTCGCAGAGAAAGATGAAGTATCATTTATAGGAGTAATTAAAGAGGTCAAGTCAGGAGTTTCAAGAGAGAAGAAGACGAGATACTTTAAGATGCAAATTTCAGATGAGACGGCATCAATAAACACAATGATCTTCTCTGAGAAAATTAATGAGATGCAAAGCCTAAATAATAAAATGCCAAAAGAAGAAGATATCGTTATTGTTATCGGCCAAAAGTTTGGCGATAGCGTCTTCGCTAGAACCGTGGCAATACAAACTCATAAAGTTTACACCAAGCTTTCTCAATTAAAAGCAGAAAAAAATAGTTGATAAAAGAGAGACTTTTAGAGAAAATAGACTGAATGAATCTACATTTTTACAAAGGAAATCCTAAAATCACAGGTACCGCTTGCTCTTTTCAAGTTTACAACGGGTCATTGTTTGTAAATTTTATTAAGCAGTTTTCTTGGGATGAGTCTAAGAAGCTTGGCTCATTTCGTGAAAACATGAATAATCCAGAAAAGACGGGCAAGTTCAAGTTTAGCGCAGTAGAGGCCGGTAGTATTGTTGATGCAATCAATCGAAATATTGAATATAAGTTTTATCATACCTCACCCAATTCAACAGCAATGGGTAAGTTCTGTCCTTATATCAATAAGGAAGGAGTTAAAATAGGCTATTCCTTTTCTGTTTCAAAAGAGCAAAAGGGCGATACTGTTAATAAAACAAGTTTTTTAATAGGCTTTACATTCGGCGAGGCTGTTCTCCTCAAGCAGTTTATTCTAAAGTATATTGATAGTACTTTTGTTTCTCAGGAAACAGATTCTGAATCTGGCGCAGCAAAAAAGACTGAGCCTCAGAAGAAACCTGTTTATAATAAAGTAGAGCTTAATGCGCCACAGAAGGCTCAAGCGCAAGCAGAAGCAGAGGCTCAAGCGGAAGAGCTTATTTTCTAATGAGAAAGAAAAAGGTAGTTATCCAAACAGATTGGTGTTTGGCAAAAACTGGTTTCGGAAGAGCCGCAAAAGAGCTTATCTCTTACCTTTATAATACTGGTAAATATGAGATCGTTCATTATTGCGCTGGAACCCAATCTGGCGCTGCCTTTTTATCTAAAACGCCTTGGAAAAGTATAGGTAGTATTCCTACTGATCCGAATGAAGTAAATAGAATTAATGGAGATCCAAATCTAGCAAGAGATGTTAGCTATGGCTCTTATTATATAGACCAAGTCATAAAAGAAGAGAGACCTGATATTTGGATCGGAGCCCAAGATCCTTGGGCATTCGCTAAATATTATGACAAACATTGGTACAAAAATATAAGCTCATTGCTTTGGGTTACTCTTGATTCTCTTCCTATATATGAAGAGGCAATTAATCAAGCAAAAAAATCTTCCCAATACTGGATTTGGAGTGAATTTGCGACAAAAGAAATGCATAAAATTGGCATAAACAATGCCAAGACTGTACATGGCCCAGTAAATCACCTAAAGTTTTCTTATTTAGGGCAAGAAAAAAGAAACAGACTTAGATGTAAGCATGGGTTAGAAAATTCTTTCGTTGTTGGTTTTGTATTTAGAAATCAATTAAGAAAATCAGTACCTAATTTAATTGAAGGGTATAGAGATTTTACAAAAAATAATCCAGAAGTAAAAAACTCTAAGCTTTTACTTCACACTCACTGGGGTGAAGGCTGGGATATATTTAAACTTGCAGATGAGTACGGAGTACCAAGAACAGATATTTTAACTACTTATACTTGTAATAAGTGCAAAAACTATCAAATTATTTCTTTTACAGGGCAAGAAATAAAATGTCCAACTTGTAATGCTGAAAAAAGTTGTTATACGACTAATACTTCACTTGGAGTAAGTGAAGAACAGTTATGTGAGATTTATAATCTCATGGACGTGTATTGTCATCCATTTACTTCTGGAGGACAGGAAATTCCTATTCAAGAAGCTAAATATTGCGAACTTGTTACTCTTGTTACTAATTATAGCTGTGGAGAAGACATGTGTGATCCTAATGCAGGATCAATTCCTCTAGAATGGTCAGAATATAGAGAACATGGTACACAGTTTAGGAAAGCTTCTACTTATCCTTCTTCTATCGCTAAACAACTGTTAAAAGTTTTTAGGATGACTGAGCAAGAAAGGAGAGAGGTAGGAAGAAAAGCTAGAAAATGGGCAATTGATAATTATTCTGTTGAGGTAATTGGTAAAGCTTTTGAGCAGTATTTAGATTCTATTCCATTTACTAATTATGATTTTTCTCTAAAAGAAGAAGAAAAAGATCCAAGCGCCCCAGTTCCTCAAATAAATGATAATTCAGAGTGGTTGATATATTTATATCATAATATTTTAAAAATGCGGTCCGTTAACGAACAAGATGACGGACATAGACATTGGATGAAGAGATTGGCGGAAGGGGATTCAAGGCAAAATATAGAAAACTATTTCAGACAGGTAGCTGCTCAAGAAAATCAAAAAAATAAAAAAATAGATTTTGAGACATTACTAGATCCAAACGATAAAGGAAGAAGAATTCTTTTTGTAATGCCTGAGAGTATTGGCGACATTTACTTATCTACAGCACTGCTTGAATCTATTAAAGAAACGTATCCAGAATATAATTTATATTTTGCAACGAAAAAAGAATACTTTTCTGTAGTGGAAGGTAATCCTTATATTCATAAATTATTACAATACATACCACAAATGGATAATCTTTTGTGGCTAGAAGGATATGGGTCTCACCAAGGTTATTTTGAAATAGCTTTCCTACCTTATATTGGCACCCAAAAAATGCTTAACTATTTGCATAATGGAAAAGATAAAATTGTATTTGATTTAAAATAATATGCACATGCTAGAACAATATTCTTTAGCCACAGGGGTAAAGATAAAAAAGCCATATATTTACGAAAAATTTTTTCCAGTTGTAGTCGATAGGTATATTACTTTTCATCCTTCATCAAAACCTTCTAAGACTTATGATTATTGGCAAGAAGTGATTAATTTAATATTACCATATTTAGAAAAAAATAATATTAAAATCATACAGCTTGGAGAAGAGAAGGAAAAAGTTTATAGCAATGTAATTAATTATGTAGGATACACAAGCATTAATCAAGCGGCATTTATCCTGAGAAACTCAATGCTTCATTTTGGAGCTGATAGTTTCCCAACTCATATCGCGTCAGGATATGATAGAAAAATAGTAGCTTTGTATTCAAATAATTATATTAATTGCGTAAAACCATTTTTCGGCGATCCAAAAAACCATGTACTTTTAGAGCCAAAAAGAACTACTAAACCTAGTTTTAGTTTGCAAGAAAATCCAAAATCAATTAATTTAATAAATCCAGAATTGATTGCAAAAAGAATTCTTAATCTCTTAGAGATTCCAGAAGAGATAGACGTTCAAACTATTTACTTTGGAGAAGACTTTAATAATGGTAAGTTGGAAATGGTTCCAAATCAAGTAGTGGATCCAAAACAATTTAACTGCGGAAACATTGTTGTTCGAATGGATATAGAGCATAATGAAAACATTTTAAATGCTCAATTAAAAGTATGTCCATGTTATATAAGAACTTCCAAACCTATAAACGAGGAAGTATTATTACAAAATAAAGACAATATAACTAAAATCTTATTCGAGATAAAAGATAGTGAATCTATTAATTTTATCAATTTCTTAACTCAAAAGAGTATTCCTTACCAATTATTTACTTATTTACAAGGTCAAGAACTTCAAAAAATTAAGCTTGATTATATTGATCAAGATTTTATTATTGAGAAGCAAATTAATTTAAAATATAAAACAAATCTTGAATATACCTCGAATGTTTTTTATAAATCAAGTAAAAGAATAATTAGCGGCGGTAAAATTTATCTAAGCGACAGCTCTCTGAGTAACGGAGTAGAAGCTAAAAAATTAACTGAACCTGTTGTTGATTGTGCTGAATTTTGGAAGGAGTTGGAAAATTTTTGGATTTTTAAAGTTGATAAGGCGTCTGTTTCTTCATAGAATACTTGCGTGAATACTGTAAAAAAACTTGTTCGTACAGAAGATGGCCTCATTGATGGAGTAAATTATCATTTTAATGAGGATGGATCAATAAACTGGAGAAAGATGGTCCGGCCAGAATTTCTAGTTTCTAACAGAGACAGAACATCTGAAACTGATATATCTAAACTTGAAGATAAAGATTTGCTTATTTTATTGGCTGGAATTAAAAACGTCGCTCAACTGAGAGGATTTACCTCTGTTACTTATGACGTAGTTTCCCCTTCATCCGATTACGTTGTAGCCACTTGTAAGATAAATTGGATCCCAAATTACGAAACAGAGGGAAATGCAGTAACTTTTTCTTCAATAGGAGACGCATCCCCGGGAAATACAAAAGATTTTGCTCGGCATTTTTTAGGACCGATTGCTGAAAATCGCGCCTTTATTCGTTGCGTTCGTAATTTCTTAAAAATTAATATTGTCGGTCAGGACGAAATTGGTAAATCAAAAAACAATCCTGACGAATTAAACGAAACAGTTAATATTTTCGAGCCTAGCGCAATTCTTGAAAAAGTAATGAAAGAAAAAAATCTTTCCTTTTCTAAAGTAAAAGAAAAGTTGATTAAAGAGAATTACACAGGCGCTGAAAACTTCACTTCTGTATTGGATATACCAAAGATTAAAATCTTTGAGCTTATCGAAAGAATACAAAAAATGAAGTAATTAAATACCCATCCCCGGGGTATTAGATCCTGCAGATACAGATCCCGCGAAAGAGGAGTCTTTGGGGCTTATATTTCCTAAACCCTTGAATTGCGAGGCTTCTGTATTTATTGCTTCAATTCTTAATTTGAGATATTTTGAATCTTCTGGGTCTGCAGCGATAACGTAATCTCCTGTAGCAGGTATTTTAGATGAAAATTCTACATCTATAAATCTGCGATTTTTAGAAGGTTTAAAAGCGGTAAGCATAACTCTCTTATTTTGATATCCTGTAGGATATAAAACGGATGCTTTTATCTGAGCGTCTAAAAGATTGAAATCAGAATCATCATTAGCGTAAAAAGTATAATAATTAAGTCTAAATGCTTTTTCGTCAACATAAGACCCAGTTAATGGAATATCAGTTATTCTAGCAAAGTTATTTGGATTTTGAATTACTAAGAATGGGAAATCTGTTGTAGAATACGAGGTAACATAATTTGAAAGGCGAACATTCAGTTTTTCTCCTACAACGAAATCATTTTGCAATGGATAAGTTGTGGAAGCTGTATAATAAGCATAATATTTAGATCCATCTTCACTTTGTGTAGCATAATCATTTCCAGAGAAAAGTAAAACACTTGGATTTCTCATGAAGAAACCAGAAGCAGGATTTAAAATAGTTAAATTAGAACCGCTCCAATAATTATCAGAAGGAGATGAAGAAACATTTGTTGTTAAAGTTACGCCCGTTACTGTTCCAACAAAAGGAGGAATTCTTGAAATATATGCAGTAGCTTCAGGAGTTTGTCCTCCGTATGAGGCCATCGTGATTGCAGATGTTAAAGTGGTATAGCCTTTACCAGCATTGAGAATTCTATATCCTGTAATTGGCCCACCCGCTTGATTTAAGAAAACGATGTCAAACTTTTTCTTATCTGTTTGAAAATTAGTTGAAAATGTTTCTATAATTCGCCCATTAGATTCGGAGAAGAAATCAACACCCGTTAAATTTTTTATTCCTTCTCCAACAAAAGAAATTATTGAACCATCGTAGCCGCTAATTTGAGAAGTACCATCTCCTCTATAAGTTAGTCTATTATTTAAATATCCATCTTTAAGAGAGATAAACGGAGAATAATTAAATCTACCAGAGACTCCATAAATTTCATTCAAGTAAGTTTGTAAATAAAACATTCCTGTTACCGGTCTTACATCTTCGACATCTTTTCTATGAACATTTTTACCAGCAACCGAAGGTGGATAAAATTGAAGTTTGCTAAAATCTTTATATACGACACTAGAACTTAATTCTCTAGCGTCAATATTAATATTTATACCTGTCTTATATCCAACTTGAAGAGGAACGGGGGCTCCAGCACCTCCGGAAGCACCAACTACTAGCTCTCCAACTCCTATGAATCTGATTCCTGTAACATAATTTAAATTTTCTCCAGTCAAAGTGATTAGAGATCTATAGGTGCCCGTAGTGATATTTAAACCGGAAGATTTAATTAATGGAGCTTTTATTGTAATATTATTGAACATTTCATCTGGATCAAAACTATTACGTTGGAAAAAGATTTTACCACTACCAATGTAGCCATCTAAGGTGATTTCATTTCCCGGATTGACAAAATTATAACCGAAACCGATTGCATCTGTTCCACTAATTAATAAATCTAAATCTTGAATTTGATAATTATCAGTAGATGATATATTTAATTTACCTGATAAAATTGAATATCCAGTATATGGATTACGAACTCCAGTACCAGAAAGAGTAGAAACATCAACAACTGACATGTTCTGCGTAATCAAATATTGACCAGTTTTATTAGTTAATACATTATAGCCACTAATATATAAATCTCTAGATTGAGATCTATGAGCATTTACTCCTGTTATAACAATAGAATCTTTCGACCTAAAAGTTACAGAATTAACTCCAGTTATTGTTGTACTAGGATTGAAAAATGGTGAAAACCCTTTTACTTCATCTGTCGTTCCAGAATTAAAAAATCTAAAACTAGCTCTCTTAACTTCTCTAGGAACGATAACTAAGGCCCCCGTTGAATCAATTATTGAAACGCCTGAATATTTAACTGGTTCATTATTAAATCCAATACCGTAAAAATCAAAACCACTTAAATTATTTCCAGATAAAAGAATTTCGTTTCCGAAATAAGCAGAGTTTGGTATAATTTTATTAATAATAGGATTTAAGAAAGTTAAAGATTCAGTTGTAGTAACTCTTCTGGAGCCATTTAAAGTTATAGGACCATCTGTTATGTCATAAACTTGAGGAACGTAAAAGCTTAGTCCAGTAATGCTTTGGCTGGCAAAAGCCGTTACCACCTTGTACGCTCCATCTCTTCTGCCTAGTTCAAGAGAAGATACGGTATTTAAAAATTTACCTGACAATGTGATTAGTGTTCCGGCTAAACCCGTTAGCGGAGTAAAACCATCAACAGATAAAAGTCCGCTACCGATAGCTAAACCGCTGGGATAAGTATAAGAATAATAATTTGAATTAATAGTTAAAAAATCTCCACTTTGAGCTAAATCAGGAAGATTAAAGACTATTCTTTGTTTAAATTCAGAATTTAATCCAGAAACTGAATAACCCGTTACTTCATTACCCCCTATTGAAATAGATTTTATATAGTAAAGATCAGTTCCATAACCTGTTACAGGATCACCTTGGAACAATAAAGCAGGTTCAATTCCTGTTATTGATGGAGTTTTTAGAAAAGTAAATCTTTTATCAAATCCGCCTGTTATTCTGGAGTACGTGTTATCTAAAACAACATTAGTTTTTCTAAGAGAAGAAAGATTTGGAGTATTTAATTTTAGATATCCAAAGTCCCTAGTATTATCGTCTATCAAACCAACATTTGCATGGATCAAGATTTCTGTATTAATATTATTTCTTGCCCTTCTTAGAGGGGCAAAATTTAAGAATTGATAAGGATCTTCTTTTACAACTCTTATTTCGTCTATATACCCATTCCAATAATTGCTGCTATTATTTGGATAATCTCTACCAATATAAACATCAAATACAGGACTAGATAAAGATTTATCAGAATTTAAACTAAAATCTAAATTACTAGAAGAAAAATCCAACTGATAAAGGTCAGAAAATAAATTAAGACCGCTACCGTTAAGTAAAATTTTACCACTTATACTGTTTAAACTATTATAAGATTTTGAAATAGACAAGTGATTCCACTGATTAGTTAAAATCTTACCTGAAAAAACTGGAGAGAAACCATCCCAATCAATTCCAGAGATTACTACTTTATCAGAAGTTACGAATACATTTAATCCACTTTGCGTTCCAACAAGATATTTTGTATCTGAGGCTGAAAAAGAAGAACCGGGCTTGAAATCCAACTCGAAAGCAAAGCTTTTACCATAACTTAAAGGAACATTTGGGAATGCTCCAGTTATTGAGAACTTTACATAAGAGTTTAGTGGATCAGCAAACGAAAAACTTCTGCCATCAAATCTTGATGTGGAGTTGTCTATTTTCGCAGAAGGCCCTATTGTCAAAGGCTTGCTTTTTCTAAATGTAGACTGATAAGAATAACTATTAGCAGATTCAAGGGCTTCAACATTAGAATTTTCATCACCCGTATCTTGGAATAAAAATTGAGAATCTGGATAAATGTTATGACCAATAATTTCTAAAGGACCACCAATATAATTCTCAAAAGAATTAATATTTTTAATGACTGGATTGCCTTTTATAATTTCGAAATTTTCAAACAAGAAATCTTTTCCGCCAGAATTTTTAATTGTTATACCATAAACTCCCGGGGGCACATTTGTTCCAGTAAATGTTAAAGTTGTATTTGTAGAATTTTTTCCAAAATCAGAAATAGAATAATTTCTATTATGGCCTCCATAATTTGAATCTTCAACATATCCAGAAATATTACTTATTACAGAAGAATTAATTCTATTTACTCTGTAATCAGTATCAGAAAAATCACCTTGTAAAAACAATACTGTGTTCTCAATATCGAAAATTCCTGAATTTCTAATTACTGAATCTATATTATCATATAAACCTACGCCCTTTACAATTCTAAAATCTTCAAGACGACCTAAAAATCCATTAGCCCCTAGCGAATTTGTACCTACAAACAATCCGCTTCCAGCTGTTATTGTATAAGGGCTACCTGCCGATACGGTATTTGAATATTCTCCAGCTCCATCTTTAGCAGCTATATAAGTACTACCATTTGAAGAAGTTCTGGATATTACGACTTTTGTCCAAGTATTAGCTGGCACATTAGAAGTAGGAATCGTCGCTTTTGCGGCGCTAGTTGCATAGAAAGTCCAATCACTAGCACCTGCAGCTTTATAAAAAGAAAACCCATTTCCATCCAACCCTAAGTCTTGGAATAAATCGATTCGACTTGATGGATATGAAATAGGATTAATTAAAAATTCAATAGTAAAAGGAGCAGCTCCAAAATGAAAATCTCCATTTAATTTCGAATCAACTTTTAAATAAGAATCACCACTAAACAATAAAGATCTCTTAAATAGAGCAGTTGAAGAAGAGGCTACCCCACTATTCAAAACAGATTTTGGCTCTCTATAATTGATACCGCTTAAAACAATACCCGTAACATAGTTAAAGTTTTTTCCAATTGCCGTATTAGATTCTCCAGAGCTTAAGTAATAATTTAAGGAGCTTGCAACAAAAGGAGGTTTTAAAACTGTGACTTGAGATTTCGATGTAAAAGAAGTGTTATCAATTGAATTAATTGTAACAAAACCAGCATTGGCATTTTCTGGAACGACTCCAGTAATTACATTATTCGATCCAGTAAATCTGGCAGTTACAAATCCTGTAATTCCGTTATCAACAGAAGTCGTAAAATTAACTGGGAAATAATTTTCACTTACAAAAGAAAGATTAAAGTTTCGACCTGATATTTTTAACAAATCGCCCTCATATGGAGTGTTATTGCTAAAACCGCTTATAAAAATACTTCCATAAAAGTCAAAATCACTTAAAACAGAAACAATTCCTGTATTATTGAAACCATTTACTCTAATTGGTCCAGTAGTATATCCAAATGGGACTTTTGCAAGCAATACACCACTAGTAGAATTATACGAAACATCAGTACCAAGTATATTATTAAAATATACAGTTTCAATTCCAAGTAAAGATTTGCCGCTTATTGTAACAAAATCTCCCGCTTCCTGTGTTGTTGGAGAAACTGAATCTAATCGTGGAACGGGGTAAAAACTTACTCCGCTAACGAACATTGGATCAGAAACGGTTTGTCCTGTAATAAAATAAAAATTAACAGGTCCTAAAGTTATATTCTCTGGAACTGTAAATTCTATATATTCGGGAGAAGCATCATGATATGAAAAATCAACGAAGCCTGCGTTTGGTAACTGCAGTCCGCTCAAAGCATAAAAACCTGCGCCTGTGACGCGCATTTTTTGATTTATATTTCCTGTATTATAAGTTGGCATTTTATAGTCCTTGGAACTTAGCGGATATAATTATATCATTTTTTGCAACACTTGTTTTGAAATTAAAAATTGAAGTTGATTGAGTCTCTTCTGTTTCTATTATAATTACAGCCGCACCTTTTAAAGATACTGGAGCGACAGCAGTTAAAACAGTATTGGAAACTTGGGTAAAAGAGGTAGCTTTTTCATTACCAAAATAAACATTTTTTATATTAATAAAATTGTTTCCATTTATAGTAACTGTTGAGCCCGGTAAAATTACTCTAGGAGTAAAATCAGTTATGACTGGCTTGAAATGAGAAAAATCTTGTTTTAAATTAAAACTTGCTTTAGCGTACCCTTGTGTTTCGACAGATATTCTTTTGGAAGATAAAATTCCAGAAAAAGAAAGAGTATCTAAAGGTATGGCTCCAGTGAGCAGGTTTATGGTAAATCCCGCTGTCACTCCGCTAATTGGAAGTGACGTATTAAAATTATCTAGGTCAAAAGAAAGAGTTTGAGAACGTTTACCTAAGTAAGCTCTACCGCTTTGGTCAAAGGACGAAGAAGTCTCTTTTAGATATTTTTCTACTTCTCTTTGATACTGATAATTAAAATTAGTAAAAGTATTAGTATTAGAGTCAATTGAAACTCCGCCAAAATTTCCTGATAAATAAAAATTATTAAAATTTAAAGGTGTTATTTCAGGAAGTTGAGAAGGAGCGGCAGGATTAAAAGATCCTTTTAAATTCTCAAAAACTTTAAGCTGTAGATCAACTTTTGCTAAATTATCTGGCGACCCTTGAACTGAATAGGAAGTTATATATCCATTTTCGAAATAAAGGCCACAGAAATTACCTGAAATACCCTGTTCAGAATTAGCGCCAAGAATATATTCTTTTACAAAATCTTTGCCAGTTAAATAATAAGAAATAGAAAAGCTAGTATCTACAGTATCTTGAGGAGCGTAAGAATATGAATTCTTTTTAAATTCTTCATTGTAAACAGGAGCTACTGAAGCATCAAGAGACATGTCCACATTAGTCGCTAATATGTCGACTCCGCTTAATTTAAATGTACAATTTTTATAATTAAAAAACATTAGAAACTCCTCTTTAATGATATTTTATTTTTAGCAAAATCATCAACATTAATTGATAAATTAGAATCATTGATTCTGCTACCTGAAGTGTCTAAAATGAAAATAGATTGATCTCCAAAAGTAGTAATATTAATTTTCGCATTCTCTGCTGTTGATAAAGCTGTATCAGCGAAATTAGAATTAAAACCAGTTAGCGAAAAATCAAACGTTTCTTGCCCTGCAGATAAATCTACTTGAGCAGGTCTTTGCTTACCAACTCCATAAATTGGATTCCAATCAATTTGTAACCCATAAGAAAAATCCAATACATTATATGATGCAGAGACTCCAGAAACTTTACTATTCCAAGAGTGAGCTATTCCAGAGCCACTATTTAAATTATTGATAGAAGCTTTTGAACTTAAAGAGCCCGAGATGTCAGAATAGTTAGAAAAAGAAACGTTAACTGGAATTTTAGAATTTGGAGCCACTTCTAAACTAAAAGAGGTTGGGTAAAAAGATCCACTTATACCAGCTATTCTTAATTGAACTGGGATTTGAGTTTCTGGAAAGCTATTAGCAAAAACTCCTGTTTTTACATAATCAAAGCACTTGTAGATTGGATCTACTATGTTTGGTAAGTAAGAAAAATTAACTACTGTTTCATCTTTTCTAGTTTTGAAAACTTGAGAAGAATTCTTTCTGCCTATTACATAAGATGAATTAATATTTCTATTAACAGTAATAGACGCATTTTGAGCCAGAATTACTCCTGACCCAAAAGTAGAATTGAAAATTACTTCACATTCATTAAAATATTTCATCCTTTTGCCTTATTTCAAATACCCTTTATACCTTACAGTTAATTCTACAGGAGAGTTTACACTAACCGATAAATCTTCAGAAAAATCAATAAAATAACATAAAGAGTTAGAAAAATCAAAATTAACAGAATTATTATTAAAATCTCTAGTATTTATGTAAAAACCATTATTGTTTTTGATATTATAAGAAAGATCAGATAATTTTTGCAAACTATAAGAATCTTTTGGCAATGTAAAATCACAAGAAACTTCTAAAGGATAAATAGTCCTAACAGAAAATGGTGTAGAAGATCCTAAATAATAAACTGGGCTTCTAGGGCAATTTATATTTAAATTAAATGAATTAACTCTATTTGTAGAAAAATCATTAATTCCAATATCTATAGAATTTGAATTAACTAAAGAAACAGGGCTAGTTTTATTAAAAGAACCCTCTGTAGGAATTGTCCCTGCGTTATTATATATTTCAAAATTAGCTCGCACAGTAGGGACTTCTCCTATTTGTGCGCCACAAGTATAAGATGTTAAATAACCGCTTTGAAAGCCAAAAAGAACATTAGAGCTTGGGTTTTGTTTTTTGGTGATAAATCCATAATTACCATTCTCCCCAGTACAAGAAATAAAATCATTAGTTGTTGTCAATAAAGAAGTTATCGATAAAGATGCGGTTTTAGCCCCTTCTGGGGTATAAAAACTACTATTCATACCAAGATATTTGGTATGTTGAACAGGCATTTGATACCCTGCTTGTATTTCTTGTACTCCATGGACCTGATTTTGATTCAGGTAAAAGTCCAAGTTTTGTTTATTTAATCTAGATAATGCCATCTTATCTTAATATTTACACAAAAAAGTGTAATAATAAGTTGGTAAAAGGCAAAAGGCAATGTCAAACTCTATTTTTAATATCAACGAATGGAATGCTTCGGCTGTATACAATAAATATGATATTATTTCGTATACAGACAATCGCTTTTACTATGCTAAAACAAGCGTTCCCGCAAATAATCCGCCTGTTTATTCATCTGTAACTTCTGATTCTGATGTCTATTGGGGAGGGCATTTTAGACATCCTATCTCCCAAAAAGATTATCCATATTTTTTCTGGAAACCTTCATATCAAACACAATCTAATTTTGAGCCTAAAGTTTCTGTTATTCGATATGGAGACGGATATGAAAAAAGAGTTAGTGACCAAATTAATTTTAATTTACTAAATTTTGAATTAAATTTTGAAGGATTAACATTAGATGAAGCCACTGCCATATTACATTTCTTAACTGCCAGAAACGCAAAGCAAGCATTTATTTACTATCCATCACCCCCCTATTCAATTCCAACGACTGAAGCAAAACTTTTCATTTGTAGAAAATGGAATTCAACTAATCCATTTTTCAATAATTTTTCTGTAAGAGCTTCTTTTGAAGAAGTACCTGCTTAATTTTATGGCTACACAACAAGAAATAAAAGACGCTTCAATAAAAGTAAATAAAGAATTCTTTTCTCTTGAGCCATCTTCTATTATTTCATTATTTGAAATAGATCTAACAGAACTTGGTTTCGAAAGTAATTCTCAATTTATTGTTAATCTCAGAAATTTCCAAATATCTTTACCTGAAATAGAAAAAGGTAATTTTAATTATAGGATCATAAGATTACACAATAATTTAAAACTAATAAGAAATGTAATATTCTGGAAAGGAAACGCTTACTTGCCAGCGCCACTAGCAACAGAAGGATTTGAATTAGCTTCGAGAGGTGTATTTCCAAAACCTAAAATACAAATATCATTTTCTGATGAAATGCTTGATATCTTTTCTCTTTTCAAAGGTACAGTAAACTTTGGAGATTTAATTGGAGCAAAATTTACCAGAATTAGAACATTCGCAAAGTTTCTTGATCGATCAAACTTTTATCAAGAAGACGGAATCTCTCCTCTTTCTAAAGATAAACTTCAAATTCCAGATGGATTTGATCCTGATCCAAACTGTGAATTTCCTAGAGATATTTATTATTTTGATCGAAAATCTTTAGAAAATAAAAATAGCATTCAGTTTGAGCTTTCTAGTTCTATTGACCTTGATAGAGTAAAATTACCGAAGAGAAGAGTTTTAAGCTACGTGTGTCCTTGGCAATACAGAGGAGAAGGATGTTTGTATGAATATGAAGCAAGGCTAGAGGAATCAATTCATGGAACAACAACGCCTATTCCCAACAAAAAAGATTCTACTGGAGTATCTGCTCCAGTATGCGCAACAGAAGATGATCAAATTATTTCTGAAATGTCCATTTTCGGCACAGCAACTCCTATTTCGAATAATCCAGTACTTTGGGTAAATGGAGTAGAATATAAAAAAGGAAATGTTGTTTATATCACGAAGAAAAATATAAATTTTTACTTTGTCGCTAAAACAGATGTGCCTATTAATATTCCTCCTCCCACTTCTGATTTTTGGATCGCAGATCAATGCTCTAAAACTATAAAAGGATGCAAAGCTAGATTTGGAGAAAATCCTTTGCCGTTTGGCGGCTTCTATGGAGTATCCAATTACAACAGAGGATTGCAATAATGATTTCGGATAAAATAAAAGCCAAGATAAAAGAACATGCAAAGCTTTTATATCCAGAAGAATGTTGCGGAATTTTAGCTCTAAATAAAGACAAATTACTTCCTCTTCGCTGCTCGAATATCTCAAAAGATCCAGTTAATGAATTTATAATTGACCCAATAGATTATTTAAATTGCTCAAAACAGGGTAAAATTATTGGGATATATCATTCTCACTGTATTCAAGATAATTCATTCTCGGAATTAGATAAACAAATCAGTCATAAATTAAATCTTAAAAATATTGTTTACATTGTTAAACGAGATACTTTTGAAGAATATTCTCCAGATAAATATTATAATAAATACATTGATAAAAATTTTATTATAAATGAATCTGATTGTTTGTCAATTGTTGAAGATTATTATAAAGAAGAATTTGGAATAGATATTTACCATTATGAAAGGAGATCCGGATGGGATAAAAATTACGAAGAGTTTATAAAAGATAAATTAAATCAGTTTAGCTTATCTGAAAATTTCGATAATTTCTTCGAAAAAGAAAATTTCATTAAGATCCAAGGAATTGAAAACGCTAAAAAACACGACATCATAGCATTTAAATATTTAGATAATTATCCATCTCATTTTGGTATTTATTTAGGGCAAGATTATATATTACATCAACCAAGAAACAAAAAATCAATAATAGAAAAATTAACAGAAGCCGAAAAGAGAAGAATCTATTGTTTCGCTAGAAATAAACAATTATGTTAACTGAAGAAGTAAAACAAGAAATTATCAGACACGCTGATACTTCAAATAATGAAGTCTGTGGGGTAATTTTTTATTTAAATGGGCAGTTAATGGTACAAAGGAAAGAAAATTTAATAAATTCAGCGACAGAATTCATGATGAAAGTCGATGAAAATAAAGGCATTGCGGCGTACTACCATTCTCATATAGATTTTGATTCTATTTCTCAGGCAGATCAAATCGTTTCTGAAAGATTAGGATTACCTTGTGTTGTTTATAATAAACAATCTGGATCTTTTTACATATACTCTCCTAACGGAAATAAAATTCAATACACAGGAAGACCTTTCCTATTAGGGTTTGCTGATTGCCTTTGGCTTGTTAAAGATTATTATAAGCATAATCTCAATATAAATTTTATTCCAGAACCAGAAGTTTTAAAAACTTACGTAAACAAAGAAGAATATAATTTTTTAATGACCAAAAGGTTTACGGATGAAGCAGAATATGTAAAAGATAATGATTTTCTTAAAAAGTATTTTGAAGCTAATGATTTTAGAGAAGTGAAAGACATAAAAAAGAATGACGTCTTAATAATGAGAACAAAGGCGTACAACTTTCCGATTCATTGCGCAATTTATATAGGCGAAGGAAAGATACTTCATCATCCCGGAGACGCTATTTCAACAATCGAAAGACTTTCTAACGAATATAAAAAATGGGTAATTTACATAATGAGGCATAAACTTTATGACTAATGTTACTTTACATGGAGAAATGGCTTTAGAAGTGGGCCGTGAGAATTGGAATTTAAAAGTTAATTCCATAAAAGAAGCTCTTAGAGCTATTGAAGTTTTATCAAAAGGTAAACTACTTAAATATCTTTTTTCAGCCGCAGAAAAAAGTGTTGAGTACAAAATATTAGTTAACAAAAGAGAAATCATCAATCCAGATAAAATACAAATCAAAGATCCTCAAAGCATTGTTGATTCAGAATTATTAATGATAAATGAAAATCTTGAAACTTTAGATATTGTACCTATTATCAAAGGCGCTGGAGGAGGCGGTGGAGGATCTTCAAGTAAAGGGGTATTAGCAATTGTATTGGGAGTATTATTGCTTGCGACAGGTATTGGTTTGGCGGCTGCCCCAGCATTTTTTGGTGTAGCTGCTGCTGCAGGAGGAATAAGCACTACAGGAGCTGTAATTGCCACAGCTTTAGTAGGGGCAGGTCTCGCCTTGGCCGTTACAGGCGTGACTTTATTAATGATGTCTCCACCTAAGTTTGATGACTTTAGAAAGATGGAAGATGGTAGAACAAAACCTAGTTACTTATTTGATGGTCCAGCCAACATTGTTGGAGAAGGTGGGCCAGTACCAGTAGGATATGGTAGAATGAAAATAGGATCTCAAACAATAGAAGTATCCTTAACAAATGCAGAGTTAAGCGTTAAATCAAACGCCAAAGACATAAAAGACCAAATAAATTATATTTAAAATGAAAGATCTTGAAGAAATTAATTATATAAAAGGCTTTGGCGGTAAAGGCGGTGGTGGAGGTCAAGCTCCTCCTCCTACTCCTGCATACGAAGACATAGAAGGGTTTGTCTATAATGGTCAAAACTATAATGTTTATCAATTTGCTAAAGTTAAAGATCTTCTTTCAGAAGGGCCAATTGAAGGACTAGTACAGGGCGAATATTCCTATAAAGGAAGAGTGGGTGACTTAGGCTATACGGGTGTTTATTTCGATGAATATCCAACAGCGGTAGGAGAAAATGCTGCTTCTAATTTTTTAAGATCAGTGCAATGGAATGACAATCCTCTTTTAGATAGTCAAAACAAGTATAATTTCCAACAAATAGATATAAACGTAGCAAAAGGTTCTGCAGTCGGAACATCTGTCGGAGGAGAATTTGATAATGTATCATATATTAGATCAATTGGCGAAAGACTAAGAGGTCCAAATAAATTAGCTATTAATGAAGATGAGATTTCAGACTATAAAAAAACATATAGAATAATTAATAAAGAATGTAAAAAAATAAATATAAATTTTAGAATTTCATCACTATATACATCTCTTAAATATCAAGATTTAGCATCAACAAAACAGTATAATCCAATCAATCCAATTAAAATTGAAGGAGTTCAATTTTCAGACGGCCTTAGTTATTTCCAATTAACTACAGCAGATCGCGAGCTAGAAAACGGACAAACAGATATAAAAGCGGGTGTTGGATCAGTAATTTATAATAAATTTCAAATAAGAATAAAAACAACCCCAATCTATAAAGAAGGTTATAACAACAATCTTCCCGGATTAGACATAGTTTCTTCAGTTGCCCAAACAATAACAGATGAAAAAGATCTAGTTATAGTTCAGCAAAGTGCTCAACAAATATTCGAAATAGAATGCAAGGGTAAAATCACTCAAGGATATGTTAAACAAATTATTCTTGATTTATCTCAAGTTTTCCCGGGCTTAAACGCAAATGATAACTGGATTGGCTGGGATGTTTCAATTATTAAAATAACTCCTGAAGATACTTTTAGCTCAAGAGCTTCTTTTATTTCTATTGATACAATTACAGAAATTTATTCATCTTCATTTCGATATCCAAATTCGGCGATTGTAACTTCGAAATTTAATGCAGCTTATTTTTCTAAAGTTCCAAGTAGGACTTATGATGCCAAATTATTAAAAGTAAAAGTTCCTAAAAATTATGACCCTTTAACAAAAACCTATGGAAATACTAATACGCTTACAATAAATGAAACAGAAAACTTTTTCGGAGGAACAAGAGAAGAATCTTTAGATTATTATTTCGGAGAAAATAATCAATATGGAAACGATAATAATATAGTAACTCCAATATTTAATGGTTTAATTGCTCAATTCGATGCTGCGAATACAGCAAATGGGGGAGCTAATACGGCTGTAACAAACTGGCCTAATAGAATATCCGGAAGTCTTGTAACTTGTACTTTATCAGCATCAAAGCCTACATATGGTAAAACGGGAGAAACAAGCCCAAATGGTTCGCTTGGAGTAAGTTTTACAACTGCTCAAAACGCTACATTTTTAGATGGAACAAAGTTTTTATCAGATGCTAACGGCAATTGTACCGTATTTGTTGTTTGTAAATGGGATAATTCCGCTACAAGCGCACAAAGAAATACTATTTTACAAGGATATTATAATAATTGGTTTCTTGGATTTTATAATCAAGCTAACAGCAATTTTTATTTTGGAGGTTGGGCTTATGGTGGATTTGACAGAAATGATATATTTAATTCTTCAAATTATTATCCCGGCGCAACTAATGATTCAAATACTTATATTGTTGGAGCAGTTATAAAAAGTACTAATGACATAAATCTTTTTTGGCAAAATTCTATATTTTATAAAAAATTAAATTTTAAACCCACCGCGCCAAAGGGATTAGCAATAAATCAAGGGCAATACGCTGCTAAAAGCGCATGCACAATTTTTGAAATACTTGTTTATAATAGAGCACTTCCTAAAGAGCAAGCTTTACAAGTTAGAAACTGGTTAAATAAAAAATATAACGTTACGAGAAATAATGTTTCAACTTATTCTGATACAATTAAGAAATTAAACCCTTATTCATTGGTCGTAGGAGCTAGTTCTTATATAAAAATGCCCGTTAAGACTATTTGTAAAAATGGTCAACTCATGTTGGATTATAATGAAAAAAATTCTGATATATGGAATTATTCAGCCTTTGATTTAATTCCTCAAAGGAAATTCGAAGGGGACAATATACAGCGTAAATTTTCTTTGGGAGAACAAGGGTGGTGTAGTTTTCTTTTGGATTTTTATTTAAGAATAAAATCTGATCTTGCAGATGGCACATATACTATTGCATATAGAGCAAATCAATTTAATTTAGCAATAAAACTAAATGGTGATCAAGCTTCTTTGATACTGACAATCATTTCTAAAAACGATGGAAAAACTTATACAATAAATAAATTATTAGATAAAACTTTATTTTCTCCATCTATATTAAAATCTAGTTTTAAAAGAATAAGTCTTTATATACTACCGAAATTAATTAAACCAGATTTAAAAAATTCTAATGGAGCACAAGATTTTTTTAATACTGCTGGAAACAGTACTTCAACTTGGGATGAAACTTTAACATATCAATACAAATTAAAAATTAATCAATATAACCGTTTAGTAGAAGCATTTTCTTTTAGAGAAGATGATACTTTTAGTAATATATCTACCTTATGGGATACTTCAAAAAAAATAATAGGTGTTGATATTAGACAAGGTGGATCTTATAGTAGTTATTCTTTCTCTGCATATAGACAAGTAGATGCTTTTCCAGATATTATTAATGCAGAAGTTAATGTTTTAATAGACTTACAAACACAAATACAATGTAAAATAAATATATCAGATTATTACTATTATCAAACAATGTGTATAGGTCATGCAAAAAGACCAATATTTAAAGAAATTCAAGGAACAACAACGGAATTTCCGGGACAAAATTTAGTCTATAGTAACTATTTTCATTATTGGAGTGCTATTGATTTATATAATAATAAAGTAAAACCAGCTTTGGATGAATATAACAATAAAGCTATTGATGCTAGATTCGATGGAAATAGTCAATCCGTATCTTTAACGACATCGCAATTTACAGTACTGCTTCCTATTGTAAGCGATCAAATATTAACTTACGTAAACAAAACTAAAGTTAAAACCGGTCCATTTATTCCAAGCAGTTTCATAGATAATAATGAACAAGTAGAGTTTTTTAATTCTAATACGTATGGTTCAAAAATAGAAGGCTATGCAGATTCAATTAGAGTTAATCAAATAGAATTTAATCGAACCTCTCTTTCTCAAGCTTATGCAAAGAATTTAATATCTAATGGTTTTGAAAGAAGACAGTTGATATACGCTGCAGACGGAGTGACATCTTACGAATTATCCACTGATTATTGGGATGGAGAATTCAAAGCAGAAAAAGAATGGACAGATAATCCCGCTTGGTGTTTCTATGATCTTTTAACAAATAAAAGATATGGAGTAGGTAATTACATTCCAGAATCTGATGTAGATAAATGGTCTTTATATCAAATAGCAAAATATTGCGATCAATTAGTCCCAGATGGTTTTGGCGGTGTCGAACCTAGATTTACCTGTAATCTTTACATACAATCACAAGAAGATGCTTTAAAAGTATTAGCTGATATGGCTTCTATTTTTAGAGGTATGTTTTATTATTCCAATGGATTTATCTATGCAATTAATGACATGCCACAAAGCACTGCTGTTTACACTTTTACCAACGCAAATGTAACAGATGGAAATTTTAATTACGAATCCACTTCATTAAAAGATAGAAATTCTGCTGTTTATGTCAGATATATTGATAAAAATAATCTTTATAAGCCAGCTGTTGAGTATGTTGAAAATATTGAGGCAATAAGAAAATTTGGTTTTAGAGAATCTGAATTAACCGCTTTTGGCTGCACAAGTAGAGGTCAAGCTCAGAGATTAGGAAGATGGCTTTTGGCTTCAGAATATAACGAAACTGAAACTGTTACATTTGAAACAGGACCAGAATGTGTTTATTTAAAACCCGGAGATGTCATAAAAATATACGACTATAATAAAAAATATAAAACAGTCGGCGGAAGATTAAATTTAATTAATATTTCCGGCGATTCTCATGCGACGACTGGAACATTTACATTAGATAGAAAACTTGATTTTAATTTCTCAGGAGATAAAAATTATAAATTAAGTATTCTCGCTCCTAAGTTTAATTTAGATCCCAGCTTTAGTGGTGCTGTGAATAGCAATTTAGACTACAATGAATATAGAAAATCTTTAGTTAATTCGTTTATTATAAATAGCGGTAATTTAATTACAGGACAGAAGCATGATTCTATTCAAATCACTGGACTAACTTCAGTCATGACCTCCGGATTAAATGTTACCGGGTTATCTTACTTTACTGGTAGTCAAGGAATGGCTCCTCAATCTATTATTTGGAGTTTAGAAAATTCTGGTAATTTAAACGGTTCTACAGATAGTGATTATGATTACTATAGAATATTCAGAATCCAAGAATCCACAGAAGGAACTTCTTATACAATAATGGGTTCTCAAATGTATCATTTGAAATATACTCAGATCGAATCTGGTTTAAATATGACCCCAGCTATAGCTCCTACTCCAGAAGCTTCTTCTCCTTCTCATGTGTTATTTGAGGTTCGAGACGATTTAATAGTTATAGGTATATATTACAATCCAGAAATAAAAAGTTCAACAATCGGATTTAAAATATTCATAAAACAATCCTATGATGCTTCATTTAATCCAAATAAAGATTCTCAATACGCTTTTGTACCTATCATATTAGATGACTCAAAAATAAATACGACTATTCCTAAACCTACTGAGGGCGGAGAAATAAGAGTATATGGAACAAATATAAATAATCAGTCTCCACTGTCTTATGTTACTGCTAAAAATGTAAGTAACGCATCCTCAGACTCAGTGAGTATTGGTTCATACATAAATTCAAGCGCAGTAAATAAAAATTCTTCAATTCAATTATTTGGAAATAATTTTGATTTTAAATCTCCAATCAGTCAAAAGAGGACTAATTACTTTGAACGTTCAAAAAATATAGAATCAACTTAATAAAAATTAAAGATGAATATTAACGTCCCTCTACAATTTATTAATGAGCCAAGTAAATATCCTGATTCTATTTATCCATATAGAGTTAAGATAATCCCTGAAGCTGTCGAAAATAAACAAATTTTCATGTCCTCTTTGAATAAATATGAAAGTTTGCCAACTGGGACAGAATATGTTTTTGAAGAAAAAATATATGATAGCAATGGATTTTATCTATATTCAACAGAAAAAACGGCAGCGAATTATAGAAATTTTTCAATAGGAATAGATAAAGTTACAGTAGGCACAGAAGAACAAGGATCTACATCAAATGAATTTTTGAATCCTGATGGATTTTTATTGTTTACTTATGACAATGAAGATTCTCGATTAGTTGATAATTTAAATGAGATTTTAATAACGCCAACTAACACTTTTGAAATATATACCAAAGACGCAGAAAATTATATCAAAGTCTCAATAAATAGACAAACTCTAGATCCATTTATAACGAATTATTTTTTATTACTAACTCCAGAAGCAGAGCCTTTTCAATTTGGTAAAAATACAATAACATATAATTCAAACGGTCAGCCAAAATCAATTAATAATCTTTCAGGAGTAGAAATTATTGATTCTCATTTCATTACGGTAGATAATACCAATAACACATATAAATTTGATCAAAACACTGACAGCAATGGTAAGCCTTTTGCTTCTGATCTTTATAATACTTATTTAATTGCACAAGATCAATTAATGAATATATGGAGTCAATATTCAATAAATGAAACTGGAAGATATGCTTTAGATTATAGTTGTAAATTCCTAGATAAAGATGGATCTGTAACAAAAATTTATCCTCAAATAAGTTCTACTAAAAAAATAATAGCTAAACCAACTATAATAGATTCTTCAAGTTCGCTAGAATCAATTCTTAAAAGTGCTGGGACTCGATATCTTCATTTTACTTTGAATAAAACAGTTCTTATTGAGAATATTTTCGACACTTCTGTTTCTGAAAACTCTATTTTCCCAAATTACACAACGACGAGAAGAAATGTCATTTATAAACCTACTCTAGATGTAAATCTTACTGGAGTAAAAGATGATACAGTAGTTTCTACAGAAAATGAAGGCGTTTACTATAAACTGTCATTACAGAACAGGAACCTACTTTCCAACATATCAGAGACTCCATTAATTATCCCTTCTAGCAAAAGAGCTTATGCTTTAAATGGTAATAAAATTTTTTGCAGGGCTCTAAAACAAAATGAAGGACCATTTTCTTCATCCGTGCCTCAAAAAATAGAAGCTATATATCCTGAAGGCGTTATTAATAATTGTTTTCAAATATCAGAAAGTTTAACGGGAAGCTTCTTCGGCAAAGATAATGGAGAAATTTTCGATATATCAATAATTAAATTAAATGATCTATCTGGAGTTCTATCAGATAGCATAAAAAATCAAAACTCAAAACTTCAAGATATATACAGTATACCAATAAATTCTACTACCGCTAATACGCAAACTAATTGCGAAACAGTCTTTAATAATTTCATATTAGATGGTAATTGTAATTCTGCATTTAACTTAGTTAATGTAACTCCACCTGATAACGGAGCAGAGTTCAGCGTCGATCCTAAAAATTTAATTACGACTTTTGAGTCAACTCCTGATCAACAAAAAGTTTATACTGTAGAAGGTAATTTAATTAATAATAAATTTGGTTTAACTTCTCTTAATAATTTATACTATGCGGGTATTCCTGTTATTGACTCCGTAGATCAATTAAATTTTAATATAGCACTACTTGAAGCCCCAGCGAGTACTTTCTATAAAAATATAAAAATATATTGCTATAATGGAGAAAACTTAATAAATGATGTCAATTTCCAAATTGATCAAGCTAATAATATTATTAAAATCTCAATTAAAAATCTAAAACCTCAAAACTATTATACATATAGTAATTCTTATGCCACGCAAACTTCGATTAGAAACGATAGTCCGTTTTCAAAATTAAGCTTTTGGAAGTTTTCTGATGCTAAAAATTTAGCATTCGCTCACCTTTCTGCTAAGAATGCTTTGGGAACAATGCCTAAGTACAACTTTCATACACAAGCTTTAGAGCTTTCGATAGTAGTAACATTCTAATAAAACATGAAACATTTTATAGTTTATTTAATTAATGGCCAGTATAAACTTATATCAACTACGGTTGATATCATGAATCACTTAGACCGTTTGCATGTTTTTAATATTAATTATGATGCTGTAGACTATATAGTTCCATTAGCACAACATATAGATGAAAAAGTATTAGAATACAGAAAGTATCTACCAGATGGAAGCTCCATCTGGAAAAAAGACAAGTTAATAGAAAAGAAAGTAAAAGAAATGCTTATTAAAAGAAACTCTTTATTTCAAAAACTAGATATAGATTTTTTAATTTCATTAGAGACTCCAAATAATAGAAAAACCGAAGTAATAAAAAATAACAAAAAATTTCTAAGAGATCTTTCTTATAGAACTGAGATTCAACATATTCATGACTGTAGCAAAATTGAAAAATTTAACCCCTTTTATAATATTGTTGATATTGAAATCCTCGACCCGGGTTATGGATGTTCGGAGTTAGTTCCTCAAGTTATTATTAGCCCCCCACAAGAAACTGAAACAAATTATGGAATAACAGCTTCTGCTAAAGCAATCAGAGGAGCAAAAGGTGAATTAACTCAAATAACAGTTGAAAAAGTAGGATGCGGCTATATTTCAAATCCTGAAATCAAGATTAGCGGATTTGATGGAGAAAATGCAAAACATCCTATTCTAAAAGCAGTGATTTCGAATATAATCTAATATGACAGATGTATTGTTTTCTTTTGGATATGAGTTTTTTTATTCTA